CGATTGTTGTTCCGCCACCACCCTGTAACCGATAAACCGTTGAGCCTATCTGTATACTTGTCAAATCATCTGTCGGACTTCCTGCCGGATTTGCAACAACCTCATCAAGCCCATCTAACTTGCTCTTATCCGTACTTGACATCAGACCATTCGCGGATGTGGTCGCAGGATTATATGTTGTATTCTCCCACGGCACATTGACAGATAACTTGCTGTTGTTATCCAGATTAACCGCATACTGCCTATTCTGTGTTGCGGATATCGTCTGCGATGCAAGCGAAGATGCAGTATCATTAACAAGTGCAGCCTTGATTGTAGTTCCGGCAACAATAACACCCTTTTCGCCTGTATATGTTGTTCCGGCATGAGCAGATACATACGCAGGAATGCCACCGGCATCTGCAACCGAATTGGTCGGATCGTAAGCAACCTTTGTCATGTCACCTGCGCCCTGTCCGTCTTGACCGTTTGTGACCGTGAAACTGGTCGAAGTTCCGTCTGTATATGTAATCGTATATGTATCAACAAGCCCTGCTGTTGCTGTCTTTGCTATACTTGCGATGCCGTTTCCTGTCGCACCGGGTACACCATCAGGAACATTGAATGTATTAACAACTGTCTGCGTTGTGGCATTCTTTATGCTAACAATGGTATTGGAGCCGGAATGCTCTGATTCCGCAGTAAGACCATCACCTGTGTCACCTTTGTCACCCTTTGGCAGAACAAAATCAAACACCGCTGCCGATGTAGTTCCGCTATTGGTAACGCTTGCCACCGTTCCGCCTGTTACTGTTCCGACATTGATCGTTGCCGCAAGTCCGGGATCACCTTGTGCGCCTCGCGTGTTACCTGACAGCGACCATCCTGTGCCTGTGCAAGTCCACATATCACCTGTCGAAGTATTCAGATACACGGAATCCTGATAGAATCCTGTTGTTGGTGAAGTCGGAGAATCAACCGCTGTTCCAAGAGTCAGGACAGCTTCACCGACATCGTTGATAAGCGCAATCGCATCATGAATACTTCCGCGCACGTCTTCACCGTATACCGCTGACATTATGGCTTGTAAGTATTGTGATATATCAGCCATTTCTTTCCTCCTTAAGTATTTTTATTTCTTCTTTAAGCTCATTGATTTGAGCATATAAGTCCTTCACAGCCGGAATCAAAATGCCGACTAACTTCTCATAATTGATTGCTTTGTATTGCTCTTCGCCTTCAAGCTCGATGATGATGTTTTCGTTGTCTTCGCCTAAATCCTCAAAGACTTCCTCAAGCTCCTGCGCAATCAGACCATATTCGGTCTTCTTGTCCTCATCAGCAATAAAGTTGAACGAAACAGGATTCACTTTATTAAAAAACGCTCTGGCAAAATCTGCTTCAATCGGTTTGATATTCTCCTTGAGCCGTCTGTCTGATGCAGAAGTCCATGGAACCCATCTATTCTGATTGAGATGCAGAAAAGCAAATTGTGCGCTGTCTGGTGTACTCTGTATGGTTAAGCCGTTCTTATTATTAAATCTGCCATTTATAACACCCAGAATGCTTGGTGTTCCTATCTCAAATACATTGTTGACACTAAGTGAGCCTGTGAATGATCCCGATCCTGCTGTCAATACACCGCATTTCACTTCGGAATTACTGTCGATATATCCGCTCTGAATAAGTGTTGTCGCACCCGAATGCCCTAAATGCGTTCCGTTCGTTCTGATGCCATCCGCACCGACATACATTCCCGGAGTCGATGTATCATTGATGGATGATGGGCCGTTGTATATTGCCTTGGAGCCGATATTCCATCCTTGATTCTGTGTGCCGATGTATCCGCTTGTGGCTTCAATCTTTCCGACAACTCTGACGTTATTTGCGTTTAGCGTTCCTGTGGTTATATAATCCGCAACTATCTGCCCATCCATTGTGATTGCCGTGCCAATAGTCCATGGATCAGAAGGATATGTCCGATGCATATATGCAAAGCCGTTTATGTTCCATCTCCACGCTTTTGTGGCTTGGTCGATATCAAGATTGTTGACAATCCTCTGCTCGATTATCTGTCCGTCATCGTTGCTGATGAAATATATTGCTCCGCCATTCTCACCATTTATGGCTTCAAGTGCTGATGCCTTTGCCTCATTCAGAATGCTTGTCGCAGAAGGCTGTTCTTCAATCACTTCCGCCTGTGATATAAGCTGTTCTGTGAGAGAATTACCAACCCTCACGGAATCACCCAACTGTATCTTGTTATTCGATATATCAAGCAAATCAAGGTCTTGCTTCGTGATATACATCCACTGATCGATGCTGAATGGCTGCGCAATCACTCGCACAGAATCACCGATGTGGAATCTGCTAACCATTTCTATATTCCCAAGGTCAACAGCCTTAATTTCAAGCGTTAATCTCGGCTGTGAATATCTTGACAGATAAGCCTGTGCAAGATTGTTCAGAGTCGCAAGGCTTTCTGTATCAAAAACAACTGTCCTTGCCCTTCTGCCGAATGCCGAAATAGACATATCATCTTGAATCGGAGTCCCGGCTATACGCTCCATGATATCACCATAAAGCGGAGTGTCCGTCTCTGCTCCGTATGGATACAGAACATTCAAGAAGTTTGTTTTGTCGATGTCCTTCACGAATTCAAGCAGATTCTCACCGAATGAAATGGTCTGGTCTGCCTGATTGCCATAATCCTCAAGATTGATGATATCAAGATATCTTGTGGTCACTCCGGCATTGGTCACACGTCTTATCTTCAGATATCCATCATCTGCGATGAATTTCCGAAGGCAATCGAGCAGTGTATACTCCCAATCGGGCTTCCATGAACAAGTGGCTGTCTGTGTCACGCTTGTGAGCAATCCTTGAACGAACTGCCTTTTGACAACCTGATTGCTGTTATATGTTGCAAGTGCGCTTGTGAATCTTTGCAGATAGGTCTCGTTCGTGATCGAAACCATCGCAACAGGCTCTTCACCCAGCCATGCCATATCCTCAAGCGCATAAACTGACAGAGATTTGTCAAAATTCTGCTGAATATCACGGATATCACCGCGCCATATCTCCGATGTATCCTCATATACCGTGATTATCGAACTGTCAACAATCTCGTTGTACATCGGATTTGTCAGCGGAACAGTGAAATTGAACTCACCTGCGCTGCCAACCTTCAGCGAAAGAATCGCATCAGTCAGCACATAATCGGGATTACCCGGATAGAATATGGTCTTTTCATTTCCTGTTAAGGTCTGAATAGTAACTTTATACATTATAATGAGCCGCTCCTATATACACACTGAACTTTGCCGTACCCGGTAAATGTAAGTGTTACATCGTTATAACTTCCGACTATTATCTCCGGGATCGTGTTTGTTCCAGCATACAGTTTATAATTGAATCCGCCTACACTTAAGCCGATATACTCACCCACAAGGTCATTGACTACAAACTGCGGAACTGTCGGCATATGTCCGCTTGGTATGGTCTCCGTCAGTGATCCGACAACATCCCATGCTCCTTCGTAGGTTATCATGTCCGTTTCGAAGTTGAACGGGTCCCACAGCCAAGGCTCTGATGATGAATTCACACTGTATTTATAAGGCTCTGCTGAAGGAACATTGAGCGTGAATGAGCCAAGACCTCTTGAGCGGTCAAAATCTTCAATGAATACTCTTCCGCGCCAATAATATCCCTTGTCATTGTCAATCGTCAGCCGACATATTCTGCCGTTGACATTGTTTCGAATGCCGGATATCACTGCATCCCATGCAAGCCGCTCACGAACTCCGCCAAGATTGAATGATAACTGACGTTTTTTGTATATCGGTCTGCCTGTCAATGCCGTGGATGCATCGATAAGACCATCCCGATACGGAACATCAATGTATTTTGTTTCCATGACAGGCTCGGAAATGTAATTGTTGTTGCCCAGAGCAAAGTCCCAATCATCCAATGTATGATATGTCCTGCCTGTTTCCTCAACATATATTTTGATTCCCATTGTTAATTCATTCATGCCATTTTGCTCCTAAATGCTATCGTTCCAAGAGCTTCATTCATGCGGTTTGCTGTCTGACCAACAAGCACATTTCCGTCAAGATACAATGCCTGTTTCATTGCCAGATACGGCAGATAGGTCTCAAGCAATCCTGTCAATTCTGATGTGCCTTGCTGTCCGCCAAGTGGCTGCACCATTGCCTGACCATTGGATACTGACAGCATTTCCGCTCCTGCTTCACCGACAATGGCTGTGCCTTCCGTAAGGATTCCACCATTTGCAAGCATCGGGATCAGCGGAATGTTCACCGAATGCCCTCCGACAGATATCTTGTTGATGCCGGATATCAAACCGTTTATTGTGCTTGACAATGTATTGACAGCCGCCTTCAGAATGCCCTTGATTGCTTCCCATATACCGCTGAATATGGTCTTGATGCCATTCCACATCTGTGTCCAATTACCTGTGAACAGTCCGGCAAACGTATCAAACAAGCCCATCAGAACATTAAGCGCACCCTTCAGGATAGATGCGACCATTTCAAATGCACTTTTGAACTGTGGTGCGAGATTTTTGCATATCATATCCCACACAGCCTTGACTACATCACCGAAGGACTTGAAATTGCCACCCATTGCATTGAGCCGCTGAACGATTCCGTCACCGAATGCTTGGAATGCCGCAGTCAAACTGTTCCATATCTCAAGTATTGAATTTCTAAATTCCTCGTTTGTATTCCAAAGATGAACGAATGCCGCGACAAGAACACCGATAACAGCCACAATCGCAAGAATCGGAGCGGACAAACCTGCCAATGCTCCACCGAGTGCGCCTGTGCTTCCTGTTAGTGTCGATATCGCGCCTGTTACACTGGAAAGAACACTGAACAATGGAGACAATGCCGCTGTGACCGCAAGCACTCCTCCGACAATCAATACAAGTTCAGGAGACACATTCTTCAGTGCATCGCATATCTTCTCAATGGCTTCTTGTATCTTCGGAATATACGGCTGAATGGCTTCGATAACTTGAATGCCTAACCTTGTGATGGTCGGCAGTATTTCTGCCTTTAATCTGTCAAGCGTATCATTCAGTTCGTTTGCCTTGTCGATGTCTTCCTGCGGAATGATAACACCAAGATTCTCCGCTTCTTCGCCTAATGCCTTAAGAGCCTCGCCACCATCATCGATAACTCCGGCAAGTTCATCTGCTGACTTGCCAAACAAATCCATTGCAACCTTGTCGCGTTCGGTCTCATTGGCAATACCGCTCAAGCCCTTTATCGTGTCATAGAATATCGTTGTAATATCCTTGTATTCGCCATTGGCATTCTTGACATTAACACCAATCTTTTGCCAAGACTCTTCATGTCCGTCAAGATTCTTCTTCAGCTTACGCAAACCACCGATTATCGTTTCCGTATCGACATCAATCAACTCTGATGCATATTGCATTTTCTGAAGTTCATCTGTGGCAACACCTGTCTGCTTTGCAAGCGTGTTCAGTTCATCAGCATCTTTTGCCGCCTTAACAGCCAATCCGCCAAGGCCTGCAACCGCTCCACCTGCTGCCATTGACAATCCGCGTGTTTTATTCGCAAGGTCTCCGAACTTCTTCGACATATTGCCTGTCACTGTGGAAACCTTTGACATCGTGGAATTGAAATATGATGCCGCTTGTTCCGCGTTCTTCAGTTCATGCTCACAAGACACAATCTCTCTTGTCAGCGCATCATACTGCCTCTGCCCATCTTCTGTTGATAAATCAATGGATTTCTGCGCCTGTTTGAGCGCATCAAGTTTTGTCTTTGTCTCTTCTACCTTGTCATTGAGTAGTTTTTGCTTCTGTGCAAGTAACTCTGTGTTTTTAGGATCGAGCTTGAGCAACCGCTCAACATCCTTCAACTCTTTTTGAGTCTTGCCGATTTCTGAATTGGCGTTCTTTAATGCTGAAGATAGTCCAGAAGTGTCTGCCCCTAATTCGATTGTGATACCGCGAATTTTTGTCGAAGCCATATTTATTCTCCAAGATTCAACTCTCCACGGAAGAATGCTGCCATACTTCCTGCCGGAGCCTTCTTATCATATTTTTCATGGTCATTGGCTTTTTCTGTAATCATGTCAAAGACCATGCCAACCGTCATATCATCAAGGTCATCCTTCGACAACCCTAATTCAGCGCATCGGAGCATAAAAATAGCACCGTTCGGCTCTCTGTCCCTTGGTGCTACTTTTTTTTTGCTGTTGATGTCTGTTTTGTATTCAATGCCCACAACTCAAGGATGTGTGGCAAAACTTCATATATTGAAAACACGTTGAATGTATCAAGCCATTCATCTGCTGTCTTCTGTTCGATATCTGGATTAGCGTGACGAGCCATTGCGTATGCGACATCTTCGAATATCTGCAAGTCAACCACATCAAGCTCATCATCGTTCTGCTTTTTCCTCTCATAAGCCTTCATCAGCTTATTCATGTCCTGAATCATATCGCGACCGATAACCATGCGATACAATCTCGGAGTCCTCGCTGTGGCTCGGAACTTAACTTCTCTGCCATCGATCTCAACTGTTTTATCCATGTTCACCCTTTCAAATCCATTTCTTTATGTTCTTAACAAGTTCATCCTCGCACTTCTCCGCGACAGGAGCAATATGCGGAAATGCCCTCGTTCTTCCGCCATTAACCTTTGCATGACCTTTTTCAAGCAGATGTGTAAGCTGATAGTCTGTGGCATTGTGAATTGTTGCTTTTCTGTGATAACGCTTGTCCGTTTTGGTCTGCATTATCTTCCATCCTTTGTTGTACTTGTCCCACGGCCCATACTGCCCACTTCCTGCCGGATGAGCATTATGGAGTGACTTGACAGCATCCTTGGCTGTTTCGGTCACTCCCTTGTCGCAAGCCTCTTCAGTAACACCGACAAAATCATCAAGTGCATTTTCAATTTCTTTTGCCAACTGATCTACTGTGACTTTTTTGCTCATCTTTTCATATCCTTATGGATTTATGACCACTTTGCATAAAGCATCATGTTACTTGTAACAACATCCGTGCTGAAATCCCATGCCGTTGTAAGTGCCAAATCTGAACACCATTCAACGAACGTGTACCCTGTCTTTGTAGGAGCCGTAGGCTCTGTTGCCTTCTCACCATCAGCAACGCTCTGTGACTGTACTGTTGAGCCACCCATGCTGTTGAATGATACAAGCCATGTGGATGTGCCAGATGCAATATAAACTGACTCATGCCATGTATTCTTGACAGCATCGGGAGTAGCCGATGTAGTCATTCCCATAACATCACCACTCTGAAGCGGAACAGCCGAAACCGTAAGAGCCTGTGTAACAGGAGTTTTGCTGTCCTCGATTGTGTTAAGTTCCTTTGTGGGCCTTGTAGCCGTGCAGTTATACAGAACGAACTTCGTGCCTGTCTGGTCTCCATCCTCTTCGAATGTCATTGCAAATGCCTTTGCCTCTATGGATGAA